TCCAAACCCAGTAAAAAGGTTTTGAATGTCCCCCATAGATTCCTTAGTTTGAACGATACTCATATTCATACTATTGGCATAACTATCAGCCCAATTATTAGCAGAATTAGAGTAACTTTTAAATACTTGGTCAAATTTAGTCTGTATTTCGTTAAAACTAGAAGATTTAGCAATACTCTCATTAGCTTTTGAAACAAGAATTCCAACACTAACAGCTCCCGCTACAGCACCGACCATAGGATTCATTATTTTTTTCTTTATATTTTGTAATTTATTCATAGTTTTTTGTTTTTGGATGACTTTATCCATACTGGCAGAGATCTTTTTATTCTCAGCAGTTAAGTTTTTGGTTGATATTTTAGCTTTATCAAGATTTTTTTTTGTATCTCTGAGTCTGGTCGCTTGTTCTTTCCATTTTTTATTCAATTTATTGACTCTTTTTTCAGCGGTTTTAACTGAATTAGAGAGAGTTTTAGTTGAATTTTTTGTTTTCCCATGTTCTTTTGTTAAAGTTTTTAAATTTGATTCTGCTATTTTTAGAGAATTAGACATCTCTTTTGTTGGGCTATCAGCATTATCAAACTCACGACTTAATGCTATTACTTTTTGTTTTGCATCAGACATTGCCTTTGCAGCCAATTTAGTTTGATTTTTAGAAGCTTCCAATTCAGACCTGAAAAGTCCTAATTTTTGATCTGCTAATTGTGTTTCATTCTTTGTATTTTTTATACTATCTTTGAGCTTTGTATAATTAGCCATCTCTTTTTGTGTTTTTTGTAATTCTGTTAATTCATTATCCATAGAATTTATAGCACTATTTGCTTTATTAAAATTAGATTCATAGGTGGAATCTAATTTAGCTTGTATATTTAATGCAAATTCCATCATTTTACTCATCTGTCATTACCTCCACCCATTGATTAAATATTTCTAGTCTCATGCTTGTAAAATACCCTAATCCTGTTTTAGAGACCTTAGAGGCCTCTAAACATAATTTCATATAGTCTTTTACATCTCTCTCTGACACAAAACCATTTAGAGCAAAAAACCTTGTGCACACATTGTTACCATAGAAAAATCTTTACTCTTTAAAGAAGTTATAGCCTCATAAGATTCTCCAGATGCTTTTGCAACTATGTGTGCCAAATAGGCTTTATTAAACTCTATCATTCCACTCACAGGGACTTTAGCCATAGCCATATTAGTTTGTGCATTAATAAGGTCTTGACCTGTTAAATTATCAAAGTTAAAATCTAATTTTTTAATTGTTTTCCCTTCAAATTCTATTGGATTTATTAAATCTACTGATTTAGGTATTTCTAATATTTTAAGCATTTATTCCTCCCTATAGACCTAAATTTTTTCTAAATGTTTCTAAATAATCAACCCCGCCAATAACGCAAAGATGATTTAATTTATCAATAAGTATTTTTGGATCGCTATCAACTGTTACAGCTATTCTAACTACTTCTACCTTAGTTTCATTGTCTATAGCTTTAGCTTGCTCAAAACCACCTAAATTCATACTTTTGGCAAGGTAATTAACTACTACTTTCATTCCAATAGTTTCTATAAGACCAGTTTTTCTGTCTTGCTGTTGGATACTTCCTCTTAGAGTTATGATATTTAATCCAGGCTTCATTAGTTCAAAAGAATTGGAAGTGATTGACCTTTCTTTGAAAGTCATCTCCATTGATTTTAATAATCCAATTATAGGAACCTCTAGTTCCCCAGCTACACCTGCTCCACTTATGGTTTCAGTTAAGAACTCTATATTTGGTAACTCAACACTAACTACTCCTACAAGTTCTGTATCATCATCGTATACATTAAATCCATTTAATACGTGTGGTATTTTTGACATCTATTCCCTCCTAATCGACTAGATTTCGTAAGTCACGAAATCTAGGTTTTATTTTTTATCCAAATAATGTTTCTAAATAACTTGGGTTATATTCTTGTGTATAAGTAATTGCTCTAAAAGGTACAGGAGGCGAGAAATATGTAAAGAATGATCCAATCCCATCTAATAAACTAGTTGTTGGATTATCACTCTCCCTAAATTCTATCTCTCCACCTAAGATGTATCCACCAGATTTAAGACCATCTAAAAAGACTTGATCACTATCTATTATCTTATCTATACGTCTTGGAACCATAGGTTTATCTAAATCATTCCAATATGTTTGAATAAATCTATTATTATTCCAATAAAACATTCTTTTGGCAGGTATAAAAGAATCTTTGGGATCTATATTAGATGGATAACAAGCAGTCCTGTTTCCCCATGCTTTCCATCCTCCGATAAAGTTAAGAGCTGTAAGTATTCCATTACCATTTAAGTAATTTGCTCTTACAAGGTCTAAGACAACCTCAGTTTCATCTTCTAAAACTAATCCATCCATTTTAAATAACTTATTAGATGGAGACTCATATGGTATATCTTGATTGCCATAGTCTACTTGGCACATAAGAGCTGCTACCTGTGTTGACATATGGTACTGTTTATCCCCTAATTTTACTTTTGGCCAACATACGATTTGATCTTCATTGACATAATTATTATCATTTTTCCACTTAGGAACATCACTATATTTTTTTATTGTCCCGGTAGGAACATCTGTAACTGTTATTCCTTTAAATACTCCATTTATTAAACTCATTTTAGTATCCATAACTGCAGCTACTTCTGAGTCATAAGAAAATTTAGGGCTTATAGCAATGGAAGGAATTAACCTAAATTTTGGGAAGATATCTTCTACAAGTTCAAAACCAGTTTTCCCTCCAGTACTGACATCTATCCCTCCTATTATGTCGTCTTTATCTATCATACTTGGATCAATGGCAGAATAAGTTACTTTTAACGGTGTAGTTAATGATCCACCATCTATTTTAGAAATAATAGTATTCCCATCGCTATCTAAACCTATAAGATAATCAGTTTCTTTTTCATATGTCACATCCCCAGCACTATTTTTTACAACAATATTGTCTTTCATAGCTCCTTTATCTGCTAAAATCCCAATATCATCTACTAAAGTAACTTCCTCATCTGTTATGGCTTTTTTGTGTATAGTTGGATCTAATACATTTATAAAGACCACAGGTCCAACTCCAAATTTACTAAAGAATACATCTGCCGCCTCTGCAAGAGTATAATTTACTATATCGTTTACAGCACCAAAATTTTCTACATATTCCCCCATGGAATAACATAAAATAGGTTCATTTACTTTAGGAGTGTTTGCATTATTAATTGCTGCTGTCCCTACTACTACCACTAGGTTTCCAGTGGCTACAGATGGGACTAGACTTGTTGGATTTTCATATCCATAAATACCATGTTTATAACCCATTATTTAGCCACCTCCACCATTTGTTTTCTTATTTCTCCTAATACCGAATTAAAAGTTGTATGCAGGACAGCCCCTTCTTTTTTTACATCTGATTTGGCTTTAACAATGCCCTTTACAGATATAAACAATCTCTCAATACCTTTATATTTTTTCTTTAATTCTTTTAGTTCTTTAGGTACACCTATAAATACAGATCCTGTATTTATTCCTTCCTTAAGAAGGCGAGGTCCTAAATAAATAAACCTTTCTTTTTTTTCTACCTTTACTGTATCTTGTTTTACTAGTGTTTTCACCTCTTTTTTCTCTACGTTTTTTTCTTGTTCTCCTGTTGTTTTGCTCACTTTATAGACCTCCTAATAATTCATTTCAAATTCTGGTTGAACCATTCCAAAGTTTACGTTTAGAACAGCTATAAACAGTGGATTGATATCTTCTTCTAAAAATTTGTATTTAAATGGAAATTGGAAAGGAAAACCTCCTATCACACGCACTTTCAATATTTCGCTCCTTATTTTTTGTATCATATGAAGTAGATCTCTATGGGCAGTTTGATTTTCTAGCAATTTTTCTTCCGTTGAATCGTTTTTCCCACTAGTTGAAGTTGTCCCGATTACAATTTTTAATTCTGTTGTACTTTTTTCGATTTCATCTTCTCCTCCCAATGTTTTTAAAAAAACATAAGGAAATATATCTTTCATAATATTTTTAGGGGGTATATCTCCTATAAATACATTAATAGGGACATAGTCCCCATTTTGATTTTTTAAAGTTGTATCTTTTAGAAGATCTTCTAAAAATTCCTTCATTTTATCCTCTAATATTGCTGGTGTCATTTTGACCTCCTTATTTTACTTTTTAAGGGTTTTTAAGTTTTAAATCAAGTATTTACACCTTACCCACCGCCTTTTAACAATCTATTTGTTTCTTTTTCCATTTCAGAATCCAAAACTTCTTCAATTTCATCATTTATAGGTTTTTTTAACTTTTCACTTCCTGTCATTTGAGGTGTTGACAATCCAAACAATGCTTTAAACCCATTTCGATGCGTACTACCTTCATTATGTTTCACAATAATTGGATCTCCATTTTTATTTCCAAATAAAAATGTTGATCCCCCCATATTTTTTTTTTCCCCTTTTAAGATAGAAATATTAACCCTTTTCCCTTTTACACTGGGGATAGTCCCACTAAATTTAAAATGGTGTAACATGTGACGTTTCCCTTTTACATCTATATACCCTTTCATATAATTACGAGTCGCTACAACTTTTTTTATATCTCTTTTCAAATATCTTGATTTTATACCATATCTTTCTGTAGCCTTTTCTAATAGCTTTTTTTCTATAATCGGGAGGGTTTTATTGATTGCTTTCACAACAACTTTTGGGACACCATCTTTTATATTTTTTAGCCTTAATTCAATTATTTCTAAATTTTGAGCTTTTACTGTTACCATGACTCATTTCTCTCTATTTTGATTTCATATATTCCATCTTCTTCAGATACAAATAAGATAGAGTATTTTTCATCATCATAATAAACTTCTTCATGAATCACTGGTTTTTCTATCAATTCAATTCCTATAAAGATAGTTTTTATATCCCTGTAATGCCCATCTTCACTCCCTAGAGATTTTGATACTCTGTCAAAATCCATCTCTTCTTCAATACATACTATGGAAATATCATTCCAGGTGTGTTCTTCAGCGAACTCACCTGGATTAATAAATACCCCTCTGTCTTTATTGATAATGTCTTTAAAACTCATAGGTCCTCCCTATAATGCTTTTAAAATTTCTTCTATTTTCTTTTCTTTTAAAGTTTCTTTGGAAATAATATCTTTAGAATTAGCAAATTTTTCTAATTCATCTAGAGTTAAAATCGTCATTATTTCCTTTACGGTTTCAACACCTATAGTATTTAATTTAAGTGTTTCATATTCTTTTTTAGTAACTGTATTCTCTTTTATTTCTGCCATTTCAACTTCTAATTCTAAAACTCTTTTATCTGCTCCATTAGAGGCTTCTTTAAACTCTTTAATAGTTCCATCGTCTACTAATTTTTTTACTAATTTTTCATCTTTAATATCAACAACATCGCCTATCTCATAGTTTTTTTTTGCAGTCATATATTTTCTAATAAATTTTTTCATCTATTCCCCCTTTACCCCACTACTTTCCAAGAAAAATATGCACTCATGTCATTTGGTTGCAATACTGGTCTAGACTCAGTGGTGATATATTTTTCTTTACCATTTTGGCTTACTTTTACATTTGAATGTCTTATTTCTTCATGAATATCACCTTTAGAGCCCTCATTAAAATAAACTATAGGTGCGTATAATACTTCACCATATATTGGACCACCGATAACAGTCCCAGCAGGTATAACAGAGGTAATAGTTCCGTCAGTATCCGTCAATGTTCTATCATATTGATATAAATGTACGGATCTTTTTTTGTAGAATCCTAAATATGCTACCCCAGGACCTAAATTTTTCTGATCACTAGACATAACATCAATTCTTCTATTATTTAATAAACTTTGTACATTTGGATTATTAATAAAGGCATCTGCTGCTATTGTATCCATAGTGATTGCCTCTATTTTTTCACCAAATTTTTCAGCATTTATAATCCAATTATCTAAATCTGTCAATGGATTAATTGTTGTTAAATCCCATGTAGTACCTTCTCCTAAGGTCCCTTGGTTTGCCATTTCGTAATTGATTTCGTAAGATTGTTCCTCTCCAATTGACTGAACCTTTCCAGTTGCTAAGAATTGTCCCACCATATGTTCCTCTTTATTTGTGATACTTTCTTCTTGTTTCGCAAGAATAGTTCCGGCTCTTTTTGCCATTCTTATACCGGCTTTAGTTCCACCAGTTATATTTTCTCCTGCTTCTCTTACAAACACATCTTTAGGAGTAAGAATGTATTTAGGAGCTATATTAGGAGCTGGTATAGAGTTAGTCTTAATCCCTTGTGCTTTCATAACTCTTCCATCTTCAATTTTTGATACAAATGGAGCCATTCTGTTTCCATTTACAGTAGTTTCTAAATCTATTGTTTCATCCTCTACAGTTTCTCTTTTGGGGAAATACAAATCTCTCAAGAAACTCCTTTTCACGTCTTGCTTTTTTCTTATTTTTCTTATAGTTTTTGTTATAAAAACACTCATATTTTAAATCCTCCTTAATATAATTCTTTAATAAAAATACTGTTTTTTCTGGCTGTTTCGATAAAATCAGCAATTGTAGATCCTTCTTTTACAATTAAAGCATTTTTATTAAACTCCCCAGTTAGCATAACGGTTGCTATTGTGTCCCCAGTAGTAGCATCTACATCCCCAATTAATATTGAGTTTATATCTGTATAACCTAATTCTCCTGCAATATTACTTGTTCCATCAGTATGTCGTCCTAATAGTGTGTTAGCCTTTAATACTGCCCCTGACTTAATTATTGCTTTCCCTAGTACTACTTGAAAATTCCCAGCTTTTAATTGCTCTGGTGTATAAGTTGTTATTACGTTTTCCATATTTTAGTTACCTCCTAATTTATTGATTTATTCCATTGGTAAAGCTTTGAGAAGCTGCATTTAAGATCTCTTCATCAAGTTCTTCTTGGTTTTCAGGAGGAGTTGATTCAGGTATTTTAGCACCACCACTATTTATAAAATCTTCTTCTCTTTTATTTATCTCTTTAGTTGCTTTGTAAACGTCAGAATTCATGATTTCTAATGCCACTTCTCCTGCATTTTTGAACTCTACATATTTTGCATTATTAACTATTTCTCTTGCTCCATCTGGGACATTCTTCAAATTATCTAAATTTTGAATTCTAGCCCTTTCATTTTTTACCCCTGTTTCCATTCCTTCTTGAACTATTTGATTAAATAATTCTAGATGGTCATTTTTAAATTGCTCGTAATTCATTGTCCTTCCTCCCACGTTTTTAGGTTTAATGTTTTTTATATTAACTTCTGGCTTACCAGTATTTTCAGGTTGTCCCATTCCTTTTATTCTGTTTAAAACTTCTTGTGGAACATTTTCATAAGAGTTTACTATATCAAAATCAGAAAAGTTTGAAACTGATCCATTATTTGAGTAAGTTTCTATTTTGTCTATAAATCCATTTTCCAATGCTTCTTCTGGAGTCATCCAAGTAGTTTTATCCATCATTTCACTTATTTTTTCTTTTGACAGAGTAGACTTATTTGTATAAATATCTAAAATAGAATCTTTTATTTTGTCTAAAAGGTCTGCTCTTTCTCTCATATCTTTGGATTCTCCTGTGACCTCTCCACTAGCATTATGGATCATCATTACAGAACCGACACCCATTTTTACAATGTCACAACTCATAGCTAAATAACTAGCTGCACTAAATGCTGCTCCGTCGATATTGGCTATAGTTTCTATGTTATTTTCTTGTGCATATCTTTTTAAAGAATTGCATATAGCATGAGCTTCAAATACTGATCCTCCTGGTGAATTTATATTGATGGCTATATTCTCTAGGTTGTCTTTGTTTATGTTGTTTAATTCATTCAAAAAAGCCTGTGAGCTCATTTCTCCTAATTCTTCCCAAGCCCATTTTGTGATTACTCCATAAATATTAATAGCGATACTTTTATTATTCTTTGCTATATTCCAAAATTTCCCAACATTTTTAACCATTCGATAGTCCTCCTACTTCCACACCGTTTATATTTAATTCTCTTATTTTATCTTCTTCATTTCCTCTTTGCTTTACTATTTCGTCAAAATCATGCCCATATTCCTGACATTCTATTTCTCTAGTCGTAAAGTTATTACTAACTCTTAATTCAGCTGCCTTAACCTCTTTAAATGGATCTAAAGTCCCTTTTTTAGGCCCCACCCACATAGCTTTGCAGTATGCACTCCTTTTCATCTCATTCTCAAAGAACCCTGGAGCTTTTATCTTTCCATCTGCAACTAATTCAAGTATAAATTCTTCATAAATAGGTTGATTAAAATAATCTTTCATCATTTTTCTTACTGCAATAAACCTTTTCCATGCTTCTTCTAATGCTGCCCTACTGGCGGAATATGAACTATCAAATCTACTCATAAGAATATCTCTAGGAATCTCTAAAGCTGTTCCTATCTCTTCAATAATAGAATCTACAAATGCTTTATAGTTTGCGTTTGGTCTTGTGGGATTGACTGTTACTATATCGTCTCCCTCTGATAGCATTTGAATATTATTTGAACTCATCTCTACCTTGCTACTGTCTCTATCCAAAACCTTGTTCTCATCATCTACATCACTTAGAGTTCCAAAATTATCCTCGTTGTCTAACCCTCGCTTGATAAAAGTTCCAAATATCCCACTTATAACTGCTGCATTGAGTTCTGCTTTGGAATACCTTCCTAATTGCAATAGAGACTCGATAACAGGAGCTAAGACAGGTACACCACGTCTCTGCCCGACTCTTTCAGGCTCTAGCATATG